TATTTGTGGGAACCGTACCCGCGTGCGGTGGAATGGCGTAAAGATGCTCACAGTTTGGCGTGAACCTGTTTCGGGCCACCCGTACTGTATCGGTGTTGATACGGCGGAGGGGTTGGCGCACGGCGACTATTCGTGCGCACAGGTGTTGGATGTGCGTTCCGGTGAGCAGGTTGCGATCTGGCATGGGCATATTCCACCGGATACGTTGGCCAACGAGGTGATCCGTTTGGCATGGTGGTATAACGACGCTTTGACGTGTGTGGAGTCAAACAATCACGGTTTGACAACTATTGTCCAGTTGCGCCATTTGGGGCATCCGAACCTGTTTCGGAAACGCACGTTGAACACTTCGATTTCCAAGGTGTCGCAAGAGTTCGGGTGGAAGACGACCCGTACGACGAAACCGTTGCTGATTGACGATTTGGGTATGGCGATCCGTAACGACGAGTTGATCATCCATGACCGGTACACGTTGGCAGAGTTGCGTACGTATGTTCGGTCCAGTCGGGGTTCGATGAATGGTTCTCCGCACGATGACCGTGTGATGGCGTTGGCTTTGTCCAATCAGATGCGCCAGTATGCGTTCATGCCAGAGTTCACCCCCCGGGTGGACGACTACTGGACTATCGACTGGTTTGCTCGGATGGTTAAGCCGGACGAGAACCCTGATCTGCGGATCGGTGCAAACACGGTACGTGGGACAGTCTAGTCTGTTACTTTAGGATACTTTTACGAAACCTAGGAGGTTTCTGATGGCACGGTCCAATTTCGTTTCTCATACAAACGGAACTCAGACAGTTGATGGTCGCAGCGGCCAGAACGACAAGATGGAGCGCGGCGGTTCTGTCGTGTCCAACCCGATTTGGGAGCCTGCGGCTCCGAACTCGCCCAAGCAGCGGTTCAGCAACCCCAAGTATGCTTCCCAGACGGGTGGCTACGGTGAGATTTCGGTGCGTGAGACGCCTTTGAACCAGCATGGCATCACGGGCAAGGTTGAGCCTGCGAAGCCGCAGCCTGACCTGAGGGGTCATAACGCTGCACCGCACACCAAGCGTCCGTAACTGTGGCGATCCTCCCTCCGGAGGCGTCCTACGAGGAGTTCTGCGAATACACGGTTGGGGTTAAAGGCCCTAAGAGTGACATGGAACTTGCCGAACTGTGGAAGTGGCGTCAGAAACTTGCAGGGATCCGTTTCGACACGGGTCGCGCATTACGCGCCCAGTTGCCCCCGGATGAACAGCATTTGACCCGCAAGCAGCGCGGGGCGAAGGTTGAACAGGAAGCGAAGGCGGCAGGTCGCAACATTGAACGTCTACCCGATAAGGCATATTTCTGATGGCTCGTCTGACTCGCGCTGACAAGTATGAGATAATTCAACGCAAGTTGGAGGGGGCCGCACGGTGGCGTGACGAAATGGGCTACGACAGCCTGTGGCGTCGCATGAACGACCTGTACAGGGGCAAGCATTGGCCTAGGACGACTGTCAACCAAGATTTGGTGGCAGTCAACCTAGCGTTCAGCACAGTGAACGTGATTGCGCCGTCTGTGTCGGTCAACTATCCGAAGGTGATTGTTTCTCCCAACAAGGAGGAAAATCAGGATCGGGCAACATTTGTTGAAGCGGTCATCAACTATTTGTGGCGGCATCACGATTTCCGTAAGCCTTTCCAACGGGCCGTTAAAGACTTTCTGATCTTCGGCCACGGCTGGTTGAAGGTCGGTTGGAAGTTCGTGGAACAGGAACGCACGTTAGGTGACGCTGAACGGGACGAAATGTTCCAGACGGCTGTCACCGAAATGGACATTCTTGCTGCCGAGGATCCGTTCATGGCCGGTGAGTTGCCTGATAATGCTCAGGTGGCAGCCGACATTCCCACTACGTCTATGACGGTGGTGGAGGATCAGCCGTTTGTGGATCGGGTTTCCCCGTTTGACATTTTTATTGACCCGGAGGCGACCTGCATTGAGGATGCGAAGTGGATTGCGCAACGCATCGTCCGGTCCTTGGATGAAGCGAAGAAGGATAAACGGTACAAGGCGAGTGCGCGTAAGAATCTGAGTGCCGATTCGTTACTGAACCCGGTCTTTGGTACAACGGACCGTCAGGAACAGGAACAATTCCTGATTGACGATGAACGCACTGTGGTGTTTGAGTTTTATGACATTGAAAACAACACCATGGCTGTGGTGCCCCAGTCGGGTGCCGAATTTCTTGTAGATCCGTCACCCATGCCGTATGCGTACGGTCAACCGTTTGTGATGCTGCGCAACTACGACGTGCCGGACTATTTTTATCCGATGGGCGACTTGGAAAGCATTGAGTCGTTGCAGTTGGAGTTGGACAAGACCCGTTCCCAGTTGGTGAACGCCCGGAAACGGTACGCCCGCAAATACTTGTACCACGAACGGTCGTTTGGCCCTGAGGGCCGTGAGGCTCTGGAATCTGACGAGGATGGGCGTCTGGTCCCCGTAGTGGACGAAAACAAGCCACTGTCAGAGGTTGTCATTCCGATGCCGCAGACACCGTTGTCTGCCGACGTGTACAACTTCTCAGCGATCATTGAGGAAGACATCAACACGGTGTCTGGTGTGTCAGAGTACGCACGCGGTCAGATGCCGGAGATTCGTCGCACAGCGACCGAAGCGAGCATTATTGCCGATGCGGGCAACAGTCGGGTGGCTGAAAAGTTGGCCATCGTTGAACTGGCCATCGCACATGTGGCACGCCGTGTCGTGCAGGTTATGCAACAGTTTATGACCGGTGAGCAGATGGCACGGGTCGCTATTGCCGGTCCTCAGGACATGTTTATCACGTACACGCGGGACGATATTGTCGGAGAGTTCGACTTCAGTGTGGAAGCGGGTTCCACCCAGCCGATCAACGACACTGTACGGAAACGGCAAGCCGTTGAGTTGTTACAGGCTTTGGCACCGTTTGTTGGAACAGTGGTCGATCCGGGTGCGCTGGTTCGTTACGTGTTGCAAAACTCGTTCGGGGTGAAAGACCCGGACAAGTTCCTGATGCAGCAGCAGCCGATGGCCCCGGAGGGCGGCGAGGCTCCACAGGGGGCGCCACAGGGAATGCCCCCGGGGGGTATGCCCATGGGGGGCAATGGTGGCCCTCCGGTGCCGCCGGAACTGATGAAGCAACTCCAAGATCAAATGGGGCTGAACTTTCGACCCCAGATAGGCAACCAGTAGGTGGGACAGTTTAGGGCTGTCTTATAGGAGCAACCATTTGGACTCCGAGGAGAAAATAGAATAATGGCAGAGGATGCGACGGGAACCGACGAGTCGGTCAACCCAGATTCTTCAGTTGAGGTTTCGCAGGAACCGGCAGACGAGTCGTACACCGTCAAGGTGGATGGCGCAGAGCAGCAGGTCAGCCTAGAGGAACTTCGGGATGGATACCAACGTCAGTCGGATTACACCCGTAAGACGCAGGAGTTGGCATCCGAACGTAAAAGGTTGGAACAGGCTGAGGCTATTGTGTCGTCTCTGGAATCAGATCCAGAGTCAACACTCAAGGCTCTTGGCGATGCGTTTGGAATAAGCGCGACACCGGAACAGTCCGGGGACCCGGTTGGGTCTTCGTGGGATGAGCCGGATGATGCGACTTCCAAACGGTTGCAGGAACTTGAAGGCCGAGTGCAGGGTTACGACCGGCTACACAAGAAACAAGCATTAGAGAAGCAAGTTACTGTTTTGAAGGGAAAGTACGGCGACTTCGACCAATCGGAACTTTTTCAACACGCTCTACGCAACAAGATAGGCAATCTTGAAGCCGCATTAACACATATGCGGTACAACGATGTGGCCACGAAGGCGGAGAAGTTGGAAAAGGAACAGGAACGTCTGGAAGCCAAACGTGGAGCCAACGTGGTGGAACCGTCAGGTTCCAAGCAGGCTGGTTCCTCCCGTAAAAGTTCTGATAAGCCCGTGTCAAGCATTCGTGAGGCTTTTGAGATTGCTAAACAGGAACTGTCTTCATAACTTAGAGAGAAGGTGACAGACTATGGCGGGTAACGCCGATTTTGATGCGATTCTGTCTACCACCCTCAAGAACTACATCCCGAAACTAACTGACAACATCTTCAGCGCAAGGCCTTTGTTCTATGCGTTGACGAACGGTCAGACAATTCGGCGTATTTCGGGTGGTCAGGCTATCGTGGTCCCAATCATTTATGGGACAAACTCAACTGCTGGCTCGTACGCGGGTACGGATACTATTGACATTACGGCTCAGACGGGTATTAGCGCGGCTGAGTACGACTGGGGACAGTATGCGGCTACCGTAACGATCAACGGTTTGGAAGAGGCCCAGAATAATGGTGAGGCGGAGATCATTGATCTGCTGGAAGGCAAGATTTTCCAGACGCAGGAATCCATTATTGAAAACATGAACACCATGTTTTGGGCTGATGGCACTGGCAACAGCAACAAGGACTGGAACGGCATAGGCAACATTGTCGGCGGAACCGGTGTGACCCTTGGTGGAATCAATCCGCTTGGTGCAGGCAACTCGTGGTGGAAGTCCACTGAGGTTGATCTGAGTGGCGCGCTCACCCAGACCAGCATGGCCAACGTATACAACACCATTTCGGTTGGTAACGACCAGCCGACCATCATTATGACAACGCAGGCTTTGTACGAGAAGTACGAGTCACTATTGGAAGGTCAGATTCGGTACACGGATACCGATATGGCTGACGGCGGGTTCCAGAACCTGCTATTCAAGGGTGCACCCGTAACCTTCGATGACGGGTGTGCCTCTGGTCAGGTGGTGTTCCTAAACACCAAGTACCTGCAGTTGGTTGCTCATTCGGATGTCTGGTTTAAGCCGACACCGTTCGTGCGCCCAACCGATCAGGACGCTGTGTACTCACAGTTGCTTTGTTACGGCCAGTTGACATGCAGTAACCGTGCACGTCAGGGCTTCATGCACTCGGTCACCTGATTCTGATGGGACGAGGATTCGCTGACGCTCACAAGGTTGGTTCACGCCCGTATGGGCAGCCCGCTGGCGACAATTTTCGGGATTCGACACCACGGCCTCAAGCCGTGGGATTTTCCCGCAATGTCCAGCGGATCAACCCGATGAGGAGCGAATCTGTTGTTCCTGAAGTGGTCAAGTGTAGTTCGCTGACTCGTGATGGGGCGCCCTGTAAGGGGCGTCCCGTTACGGGCAGTGATCTGTGTGTCTTTCACACATCTGAGGCAGTCTAGTGCAACTCAGCGCGATGCGTGACTACGTGAGAAACGTGGTTGACATCGATTCTACCGACATTTCCGACGTGACGATGAACACGTTTATCCGCGAGGGGTACGACATCATCGTGTATTCGGAGAAGCGGTGGCCGTTCTACGAGGTTGCGTTGACGTTTGATACGGTTGCGTCGCAGAAAGATTACACGCTGGCTGAGGTGGGAACAAACCTCAGTTTCACCCATGACGGTGTGACGTTCTCCGGGGCGTCTGCGCCGAAGAATGTCGGTTTGCGTGAA